ATGGTGAAGACTTAACAATTACATTAACAGATTCAGATATACAAAATACTGGTTCATTTACTATTAAAACTATTTCTGAGGGTGTTAATATGAACAATTCTCAAGTAGTAGATGGAGCAAATGGAACTTTAACCAATGGTACAAAGGATAACATTAGATGGGAAGTAGCTTCAGTAAATACAGCTTCGGGACAATTTTCATTATTAGTTAGAAGAGGAAATGATACTGCAACATCAAAAACAGTATTAGAAACATATAACAACTTATCATTAGACCCAACTGCTCCAAATTATATTTCGAATGTAATTGGAGATACTTATTATGAAGTAGCACAAGATGGAACTGATTACTATGTTAAAACATTAGGTAATTACCCACAAAGAAGTGCTTACATATATGTAGAAAATGTTAATAAACCAACACCTCAATATTTCGATAATAATGGTCAAGCAAAAAGTGAATTTACATCTAGCTTACCTAACATATCAGTAAATGGAGGTTCAGGATCATTTTCTGGAGCTACTGGAGATCAAGTTACTGCAACAAACTCACCAGTTAAATTTAATGAAAATATAACAACAGGTAATATACAAGGTTTAATAATGGATAATTATACACAATCCATTAACTTACTAAGTAATTCTGATGATTATCAATTCAATGTAATCACAGCACCTGGTTTAAACTCACAACAACATTCAAATACTGTTACAAGGTTAGTATCATTAGCACAAGGTAGAACAGATTGTTTAGCAGTAATCGATGTAGCAGCGTATAACTCGCAAATCAACGCAGTTACAACAGAAGCAACAAAATATGATAGCTCATATGCAGCCGCTTATTGGCCGTGGTTACAAACGGTAGATGCCGGAACCGGACAAACAGTTTGGGCACCAGCTTCAACATATATTCCTGCAGTTTATGCATTTACAGATGCTTCATCAGACCCATGGTTCGCACCAGCAGGTCTAATTAGAGGAGCTTTAGGAAGTGTAGTAAGAGCAGAAAGAAAATTAACATCTGGAAATAGAGATACATTATATGAAGCAAATGTAAATCCAATTGCAACATTCCCAGGAAGTGGAGTTGTAGTATTTGGACAGAAAACTTTACAGAAAAGAGCAAGTGCTTTAGATAGAGTAAATGTACGTAGATTGTTAATTGCTCTTAAAGGATATATTTCTCAAGTATCAGATAACTTAGTATTTGAACAAAATACAAATGCAACAAGAAATAACTTCTTAGCAAATGTAAACCCATACTTAGAATCAGTACAACAAAGACAAGGATTGTATGCCTTTAAAGTAGTAATGGATGCTACAAACAATACACCAGACGTTATAGATAGAAATGAGCTAGTAGGCCAAATTTATTTACAACCAACTAAAACAGCTGAATTTGTAATTTTAGATTTCAATGTTTTACCAACTGGAGCAACATTTCCTGAATAAAAACAATAATTTAGAATATTTATAATAAAAATATATAACAATGGCAGTATTAGACCCGAACGAAATATTTTATACAGCATTTGAACCAAAACAACAAAATAGGTTTATACTGTATGTAGATGGAATCCCTTCATACCAAATTAAAGGTATGGGAGCTGTTTCATTAACCCAAGGTTCAGTTCAATTGAATCACATTAACGTTGCAAGATACGTTAAAGGTAAAACACTTTGGAACACAATTCAAATGACATTATTTGATCCAATTACTCCAAGTGGGGCACAAGCTGTAATGGAATGGGTTAGATTACACCATGAATCAGTAACAGGTAGAGATGGATATAGTGATTTCTATAAGAAAGATTTAACTATGAACGTATTAGGACCTGTAGGTGATATCGTTTCAGAATGGATTATTAAAGGTGCTATGATTACAGAGGCTACCTTTGGGGATTATAATTGGGATAATGAAAGTGCTGCTGTAGAATTACAAATTACAGTACAACCAGATTATTGTATACTAAATTTCTAAAAGAAAAAAATTACTTTTCCTTTTTTCAAAAATTGCTTGGCTTCGGTCAAGCTTTTTTGTATTTTACATATGTATACTAGAATAACAAAGTTTTAATTAAATAAAGATTATATGAGTGAATTTAAATTCCCAACCGAAGAAGTAGAACTGCCATCAAAAGGCTTATTGTATCTAAAAGATCACCCTTTATCAAGCGGTAAAGTTGAAATTAAGTATATGACTGCTAAAGAAGAAGATATACTAACTAATCAAGCTTATATCCAAAAGGGCATAGTATTAGATAAATTACTAGAAGCGGTAATCATAAACAAAGATATAAAAATATCGGATTTACACACAGGAGATAAAAATGCACTATTCGTAGCTACTCGTATTTTAGGGTATGGTAAGGAATATATTGTAAATATAGGAGGTAAAGAAGAATCTATAGATTTAACAGAGATAAAACCAAAAAATATTAATTATTCAGCTTTAGAAAATTCAAATAATTCATTTACCTATAAATTAGAAAACACAGGTACAGTTTTAGGTTTTAAACTTTTAGATGGTAATGATACTAAAAAAATAGAAAGAGAATTAAAAGGATTAAAAAAGATTTCTCCTAATTCCTCCCCGGAATTAACCACAAGATTAAAACACATGATTACATCAGTAGATGGTGATGATGAAGTAAAATCAATCAGAGACTTTGTAGATAATTATTTCTTAGCAAAAGATGCTAGAGCATTCAGAGATCATGTTAGGGAGATAGCTCCCGATTTAGATATGACTGTATCGCTTGATGGAGGGGAGGAAGTTTCTGTCCCTATAGGACTTAACTTTTTTTGGCCTGACGCCTGATCTAGCCCCCCAATATAGAAAAATTTTATTCCAATCAATTCACAGCATAGTATTCCATGGTAATGGAGGGTATGACTGGCATACTATATATAATATGCCTATATGGCTCCGTAAGTTTACTTTATCTGAGATGAATAACCACTATGATAATCGGAAAAAAGAAATGGAACGTGCTAAAGAAGGAAATAAAGGTAATAAAACTTTAATTTCGGCCGATGGTAAAGTTAATACCCCAGAATTTGCTTCTGCATCTAAACCATATAAAGGTAAAACAAGTTATAATTAGCAATATTTATAATAAAATAATCAATGGCCAAGAATAATTTAGATGAAATCAAAGAACAAATCCGCCTTATTAAAAAGGAATTAGGGCAGGTAGACTTTGATAAAAAGTTTACTGGGGGTTTAAAAGAATCTAATGCTGAGTTATCTAGATTAAGAAGAGAACTTCTTGCCATTAATAGTGATGTAGATTACTTTGCAAAATCACTAGGAGATAGTATTCAAGAACTCCAAAAGAGTAATTATGCTTTATCTGTATCCAAAAAATCATTTAAATCCTTATTAGGTATAGCAGAAGACTTTACCCAAGTTCTTGGTGGTCAAGTAACTATGACTAATAAGCAAATTCAACAGAAAAAAGCTTTAGTTAAACAAGAATTTAAAAGACTAGATATTGCAGCAAAGTCAGGAATGCTTGAAGGGGCACAACTAGAAGAAGTAAAAGCAAGAGTAGAACAATCTGAAAAGTTTTTAAAATCAATTGAAAAAGTAGAAGAATTTCAAACTAAGATTAATAATCAAAGTGGTGTTAGACTATTTGATGGTTTAAATGAAATATCAGAGGCTATTCCCGGTTTAGGTAAGTTTACTAGCGCATTTCAAGATTCAGCAGATGCCGCAAGACAAGCAGCAACAGATAGTGCCGTAGAAGTGGGCCTTCAAAATGATATATTTGAGGCCAAAACCAAACAAAGAGAATTAGATAAAGAAGCCTTAAAATCTGGTAAAGGTTTAAATGCAGATGCTGTAAAACGTATGGGCCTAGAAGATAAACTTCTAGGTAAAGATGGTAAAATGTTAACTGGTACCGCAGGATCTAAAAAAGCTGGTAAGTTAGGTATAGGTGATGGTGATATGAAGTCCATTACTAAATCCTCAAAGAAGGGGGTTTCAGGAATGTCGGCAGGTATTAAAAGCTTAGGTAAAAGCCTTTTAAAATCCCTAGGACCCTTATATCTACTTAAAGAACTCGTTGATGCTATGAAAGGCGTGGATGCCGCATCATCAAAAATGGCCAAAGAATTTGGTATGACATATGATGATGCCTTAGGTATGAATATGGAAATGACCAACATGGCTTCAGCCTCAGGTGAACTTTTTGTTACTACTAAAGGAATTAGAGAAACGTTTGAAGGAATAAATTCTGCTTTAGGAACATCCTCAATGATGTCTGAAGATATGGCAATATCTTTTACTAAACTTAGAACAATGTCTGGTTTTACTAATGAAGAATTACAAGGCATTTCTCGTTTACAATTAGGAACGAGCAAAACAACAGATGAAATTACAGGACAATTCTTAGCCCAGGCTAAAGTTTCTGCTTTAAAAAATGGAGTTATATTAAATGAGCAGAAGATGCTTAAAGATATAGGTAAAGTATCTGCGGCAACAACATTATCATTAGGTAAAAATCCAGGATTAATAGGGGCTGCAGTATCAACCGCCAAATCTTTAGGTATGGAAATGAGTAAAGTTGATGCTATAGCTAGTAGTTTACTTGATTTTGAATCATCTATTTCAAATGAATTAGAAGCTGAAGTATTGTTAGGTAAGGACCTTAACTTAGAAAAGGCAAGACAGGCAGCTTTAAATAATGACTTAGCAACAGTAGCCAGTGAAATAGCGGCACAAGCAGGTTCGTCTGCAGAATTTACAGCAATGAATAGAATCCAACAGGAAGCTTTAGCAAAAGCAGTTGGAATGAATAGAGAAGAACTTGCTGGAACTTTAATATTACAAGACCAATTAAAAGGACTTACAGAAGAAGATGCAAAGGCGGCAACTGCAAAATTTGAAACACTAAAAGCACAAGTAGGGGAAGCTGAAGCAATGAGAATTCTTGAGAAACAAGGTGTTGAAGGATTAAACAACCAAGTAGGAGCACAAGATAAATTTAACGCTACTATTGAAAAACTAAAAGAGGTATTTGTTACAGTAGCAAATGCTATAATGCCTATAGTAAGTATAATAGCAAAACTTTTTGGTTTTGTAGGAAAAATTATGTCTTTTTTAGACCCTATGATTCAAACTGTACTGGTAGGTGTAGCAGCAATAGAAGATTTAATTAATGGGATTGGTTGGTTATTCGGGGGGGACTTTGGAGATAGTGCTATTAAAGGGCAAATCCAAGCTGCTGAAGCATCAGCACAGGCTAATTATGGATTTAGTGGTGATGCTTTTGGGGATGACCAGTCGATTAGAAATCGTACCCCAATGGCTAAAGGTGGTATCGTTACAGGTCCTACTAATGCCCTTGTAGGGGAAGCAGGACCAGAAGCAGTCATACCATTATCCGGAAATTCTCCCTCAATTAAGGTTGATAATTCTGAAACAAACTCATTATTAGCACAACTTATTAAAAAAACACCAGATATGGCTCCAATGGGGTTATACGAAATACAATAGTCTAATATTTATAATAAAACAACAATTATGAGTTTATTAAACAAATTAACATCAGGTCAAGCTAGTGCCACAAGTTTAAATGGTCAAACACCTAATACACCAAATTTCCAACAGTCTACTCTACATTATGATTATTCAACCATTGGAAAACCAAACGCTTCTCAAGTAGAGCCTAATAATGGTGTTTTACCTCAACCTTCAACATTGGAAGGACCAGTAGCACCTACAAGATATTTAGATAATCTACCTGGATAATCTATAAAATATGGCGTTAGTTAATATGACAACCAACCTTAAATCTTTAAGGTATGGTAAGGACACAGTAGGAGGTGGAAATAGTAACCAACCTTATGTAACTAGTAAAATCCCCGATAGTTTTTCTGATTTAGGAAAAACAGGAGGACCCGATTTTCTAATACGTGGGGGTTCGCTATTACCTAAAATTATAGCTAACGATACTAAACGAATATCTAAGTTATTTTATAACGGGGATAACACAAATGATCAACCAATTAACATAACAGGTACATTATTTTTTGCAAAACAAAATATATTATCATTAACTAACGTTAACTCAGAAGTAGGGTATGAAAAGTATGTAGAAGATAGGGGTATAACAGTAAGCAATGGTCCTACGTCACTTATAGGTAAAATAGGAGATTTTATAAAAAGTAATATAGGTTTAAACCAAGGAATATATTCTCCTTTAGGTACTATAGGACAGTCCGCCGCAGGTGTCTTTGGAGGTCATTTAAATAAACAAGGATTAAACCCTTTTAAAAAAACAACTAAAGGATCCCCAGATGGTAATTCACTTTTTGGTTTACCAACTTATTTAAATACAATAGCTACGGGTGGGGTTGAAGGTAACAAAAGTAGATTAGAACCACTTTTATTAAAAATTACAAACAAACAAACAGATAATGTGTTGTTTGAATATGGAGGAGGACCAGGATCAATATTAGGAATAGGAAAGACAAAAATCAGAGTACCTTTAGATCAAAGAACGGGTATTAATAATCAATTTAATACTCAACTAGAATTTAAACAACAATTTAAGAATAATCTTAAAATAATTAATTCTGGTAATATTAACGCATTTGGTACAAATATAGCAACGGGTGAAATAGATTATATTCCTAGTGTTTATACACCAGGTTTAGATAAAGCTAAGGATATAGATGATATTCAAAGAGCTTATGGAGCTACTACTAAATGGGTATCATCCCTAAGTAAATCTTCTCAATTTGTATATTTAAATACTTTATTTAACCCTAATGACGTTATAAGTCCCTTAACACTTTCTAGAAGTGTATATAAATCGGGGACCTTAGAAACAGATCTTAATAAATTAAGAAGTGGTGTTTCTGAAATAATACCAAGACAAGTATTTACTCAAGCCGAATTAGAAGAATATATCCCAACAAGTAAAGATGGGAAATTTTATAAACCATCATTTACTAAAATTATAGCACCAGATGGGTCAGAACAAATTCCTGATACATTAGATTATACTCAAAAGAATATAGAACAAAGAGTTAATTTAGGTGACCCCGGAAGAAGAGGTAATTTAAAAAGTTACACAATTGGAAAAAGAGGTGCACTTAATAACCAACCTGACTCTGTAGAAGGAAATTCAGGCTATATGAAAGCCCTAGATAAAATCACAGCTTTACCTCTTTACCAATCAACTTCTGTAACTACTAACAATGTAAAAAACGACTTAGTAAAGTTTAGAATTGGGGTAATAGACAACGAAAACCCTGAATTAAAAACTTATATTCATTTTAGAGCTTTTATAGACTCAATGTCTGACAATTATTCAGCAGAGTGGAAATCACAAAAATATATGGGTAGGGCTGAAAATTTCTATAAGTATGGAGGGTTTGATAGAAAAGTAAGTATGGCTTGGACGGTAGCAGCTCAATCAAAACAAGAGCTAATACCTATGTACCAGAAATTAAATTATTTAGCCTCAGTTTGTGCTCCTGATTATTCAAACTTCGGGTATATGAGAGGAAATTTAATTACATTGACAGTAGGAGGGTATTTTCAAGAACAAGTTGGGATTATGACGGGGTTAAATATTGATATCCCACAAGAATCTCCATGGGAAATATCAATACCAGATAATGGGAATATTAAATATGTAAATAGGGGACAAGAAAAGAAAGAAATATTTACAGATCCTTCAGTTAAAGAAATGCCTATGATGGTAAAAGTTTCAGGATTTAACTTTATACCTATACATGACTTTGTACCTCAATTACAACAAAATACATTTGCTAATGGTAAAGCATTAGAGGGAGGTGGTAAATTCCTTGACAAATACGGACCAGAGCATTATATTAACCTAGCAGCGGCATCAGGAAATAATTATGATGGACAAGGAGATAACATTAATTATATTCCTAAAAAATAAATAAATGGGGAGATACACTAAAATAAAGATAATTAGCAGAGAAAACAAAAAAGGTTTGTCTGGTGTCCCTTTTTATAAAAATATTAAATATCCTTCAATCGCCCTACAACAAAGTGATGTGTATGTTTATACTGAAGAAGGAGATAGATTAGATATATTATCAAACCAATACTATGGTGACCCAACCTTATGGTGGATAATCTCTACAGCAAATGAATTTTTAAAACAAGATTCCTATTACTTACCTTTAGGGGTTCAAATTAGAATCCCTATTAATATAGGTCAAATACAGGCGGATTATGATATTTTAAATCTAAGAAAATAAAAGGTTATGGGAAGATTAATAGGAGAATCATTTAAAGAATTTGTAGACAAACAACTCCAAATTAGACAACAAACTGCGGGTTCTGGGTTTGATACACCTAGAACACCCCAACAGCTTCAAATACAAAACAACAGGAATGCTTGGTTAAAATTAGCATCATCCGTTAGGGTTCAAACTAAAAATGAAATGTTAGTTGAACTTAAAAAAACAAAACCAACTTTAACATTAAAAGACATTGAGGAGACTGAAAGAACTACAGGAGAATCTAGATTAAAAGATATAGGATTTCCAAAACCAGCTGACTTTTTAGGTAATAAACTAGCTACTAAAGCTGTATTATTTAATACAATATCAACAGTCATTCCCTCTAATAAAAACCAAGAAGGAGAGGGAAATAGTGGAGGGTATAGTCAAAGAAGTGGAATTTCTACAACAGGTCAAGTATGGAATGAAGCATCATCATATGGTTTAGGGGGTAAAGAGCAAGGTTTTGTTCCTCCTCCTGGTCTTATTAGTGCTAAGGTAGATTGTTTAAATAGGGGTTCAATAAGAAAAGCAACAGTCGAACTTAAATGTTATAATAAGTTTCAATTTGAACTTATTGAGTTATTATATATTAGGTTAGGATATACCATGATACTTGAATGGGGTTGGGATAAGTTCTTAAATAATAATGATGAAATCCAACAAATGGGTAATACTATAACTGAGGATATATGGTTTCAAGATTATAAAACTTATAACTTTAGAAAATTAACTAAGGATGTTGAACGATATCGAGGATTATATAGTGGTAATTATGATGGGTTTATAGGAAAAGTTAGTAATTTTAATTGGAGTTTTGAACAAGATGGAAGTTATTCTATTACACTAACATTAATGTCAGTAGGGGATGTTATTGAATCCTTAAAAGTAAACCTTCCTCAACAAGTAAAAACAGAAGAAGATATAGCTGCGATTGTAAATGGGTATAGTACTGGCCTTCAAAATTTTCCTACATCTATGGCCTCCAATGTGGTAAACAATGCAGGTTCATCTCCACTAGCTTATGATTTATTTACAGACATTATGGACCCCAAAGGGAAACAAAAGTGGTGGGGTTATGGTGAGTATTTAAATATGTATTGGCTCCTAAAAAAAGATGATGGGGATAAAGCATTATTAGGTGCTATTAGAGGACTAAATGACGGAGAAGGGGTTGATATTGATAAATTTGGTTACTATTTAACCTTTGGAGAACTATTAAGAAAAATTAACCAATTCTGTATCCCTAATATGTCAGGTACTGGTATGTTAAGTATAGACACAGACGTTAAGTCTAATATAATGGCAATTTACCCAAATCAAATTTCATTTGATCCAAAAGTAGCCTTAGTAAAACCTTTATTTACAAGTAATATATCAATTAATTCATCAACAGAGATGTCTTCAAAAAAGACCGGGGTTAAAACCTATTGGTCTTTTATAAAGGCTATGAAAGATTGGGTAGTAGTTGAGGGGCAGGATAATTCAATAATGTATGGTCAAATTATGAATGTATATCTTAACTATGATTTTGTAGCAGGGTGTCTTCAAAAAGATACTAATGATAAGGGTGATCTTTTCCTTTTTAAGTTTATACAAAATATATGTAATGGTGTTAATTCTGCATTAGGTGACATCCCTAACTTAGAACCTGTCTTAGTAAACGATAGTGTTATTACGATACAAGACCAAAATAAAATAAGGGGGATTGAACAAAGTTCGTTTAAAGAATTTTTTACACAAAAGCCTAATTTTGAACTATTTGGTTATGGTCTACCTAAAGAAGGAGATACAACAGGTAAAACCCAATCCAACATAGTCCAAGATTTTAGCTTTAAAACTAAAATTGATTCCTCACTTTCTTCTATGATATCAATAGGGGCTACAGCAAATGGTTCTTCGACTAAAAATTATGATGCTACTGCTTTTTCTAATTGGAACTCAGGTTTAAGAGATCAATATCAATTTGATTTAAAAGACCCTAAAACCGAAGATAAAAGCAAAAATATTGTAGTTAAACCTAGTGATAACATATATAAACCATTAACCCTAGCTCAGATTAATGAAATGAAGGACCATTTTAAAAGTTCAGAAACTGACACCCATTTTGGTCCATTTAGAAGAAGTAAAAGAAAATCAACAAAGTTTGGTATAACCTTTAAAGTTCATAAAGATGTAGAAAGTTGTCCTATTACTGGAAATAATTATTCAAATACCGAATGGCATGAATATGTAGAAGATGTAATTGAGGATATAAATGATAAAGCCCTTGTACCTGAAGTAAAAGAATTAGAAAAATTTTCTAGTAATTATATTAGATATTTAATTCAAAGTTTCAGAGGTAAAGCTAATGGGACTTTAGATACAAATGGGTATTATTTTCATTTAAATCCAGAATTTATTAAACAAGGTAAACAATCATTTAAAGCTTATGTTAATATTATTGATAATGGGTTATATGCTGCAACTGGTACCCCATCAACTAAAATAGGATTTATTCCTGCTTCTTTAGGACTAACGTGTGATGGAATATCAGGTATTGGGATATATAATAGTTTAAAAATAAGACAGGGTTTTCTCCCCGCTCAATATCCTAAAGCATTAGATTTTGTAATTTCAAAGGTTAACCATCAAATAGGAGATAATACTTGGTCTACTTCTTTAGAAACAATTAGTACACCTAAAACAAAAGAAGAAAGTTTAGAGGCATTTACTGGTGGGGTAGTAGAGGATATTGTAAACCAACAATCTGAAGACTTTGTATTATTAGAAGGAGATGCCCCTAGAGTATCTTTAACTACAAGTATACCTTTAGATAATACAAGCCTTTCAAATAAATGGAGAGAAAAATGTCAAAACTTAATTTACGTCCCAGAAGCAACAACGAAAACCCAAATAGTATTACACCATACCGCTGGGGTTACAAATGCTGCTGGAGATATAAGAGGATGGAATAAAAAAACATATCCACTAGCTACACATTACCATATAGATAGAAATGGTTTTAATGAGCATGTTTTTCCTTTAGAATATTGGTCAAAACATCTAGCATCTTCCCCAGGAACTGATAGATTAAATAGAATAAGTATAGGAATTGAAATAGTTTCATTAGGTAAACTTTCCAAAACGGATAAAGGTTGGCAAGCATGGACAGGTAAAGTAATACCTGAAAATGAAATAGCAGACCCATATATGGTTGATGATAATAATAATATAGTAAAAATGGAAAAGGGGTATAGGTATGTGAATAAATTTAATGTCCAAGAAAGATTTCAAAAATATACCCCAGAACAAATTTCAACAGTTAAATCTTTAATCATAGATTTAAAAACCAAATTTAACATTCCGGTTTATTTAAATAAAACTAACTATAAAGAACTCTTCCCGAAAGCTAATAGGAAATCAAATATGGCAATGGACGGACAACCTGGTATTTACACTCATTGTTCTTATAGAACAGATAAAAGTGATATTTTACCACAAAAAGAAATATTAGAAATGTTAATGGAAATAGGAAGCTTATAATGTATTATCCTCTATCACAAATAACGCCCAATTTATACACTGCTACTGGAGACTATCTTTTAGCATCAACCGGAGAGGTATATACCGGTGATTACTATTCAACTTCTGATGGTAAATACTTTAGTGGTAAAACACCTCAAGACGGACCTAACAACCCATTAATCCCTAATAATGAAAATAATGCAGCCCAAGATGTAGAAGCGGGTAAAACTGGGGCTTATACAACAGAAGAAGCTAATATTTCATATCTCCCCCCAGCTTATGTAGGTGCAGTTGGTTCTCCTATAAGCAATGCTTCTTCTCCTATGTCTAGTATAGTATTTCCAACTAAAGAAGAATACGATACTGGAGAATACCAAAGATACTTCTTAAAGAAGAACAATGAATTAAAGTATATAGAAATCGATGTTGATACTTATAATAACTATCTAAACGAAAACCCAAATACTCAATACCAATTATATACTCCATCCTACTTAAACTGGAATATATCAGGCAATCCTATTGATGTTTATAAAGTTAATAAAAATTTAGCAAAACAAACATCTACAAACCTAAAATGGTATGGATTTGAGGAATTCTTTAAATTAAGATTTTGTAAATTTTATAAATCATCATCCCCAAATTATTTTTATACTAACGGGAATGAATTAAAATTGATACCAACAGGAGAAAACTATGTTGGTTATTACCATGTTCATTCAAATAGAGGGGTAATGATGGAAGGAAAATTCCATAAGCCTACTCAACATTCTACTCTTATTCCTTTTATAGGGGGGGAGGAAAAAACAAAAATCAAAGTACCCTTAAACAATGAGGTAGGGACATCAATAAGAAAAAACATCTCGAGAAAAAGTGGATACTAGATAAATCTGTCGTATATTGGAATAAAATGGTTATAAATGTATTGGTTAGTAGAAGACGAAGAGCAATTAAAGGTTTTAATAAATAGTAGTTATAGGGAGGCTTTCATTGAGGTAATACCTTTTAATGACACCATACACCCAACACAAAACCGTGTAAGTTTAGTGTATATTAGACCGATTTTAGCAACTAAAGGCTTTATGGTATGTGTTACGCATAGTGAAGCTTTAAATGCGTTAAACACGCGTATAAACGACTTGCTAGAAAAGTTTGAAATATTATATTGTAGAGATAAAAAAGAATTATTACATTATTACCCAAACTTAAACAAAGCTCTTAGCGACATAAATCGCCCACCTACTACGTATATACGACCTACAACGGCAACACATGATTTATATTATCGTAAACACAAAGATAACTTAGAGTTAAACGCAATTATACCAATTGTTAAACATTATGAATTGTGTGAGACCATTTTTAAAGATCTAAAAGCGAATATTAACATAGAAAAAACAAAATATGATGAATTCTTTAACAGTAGAGTATCCGTGGTATTCAACGCTATCGAGCGAAGTGGAATACGCATATGTAATGACACCTTCAGCAAATACTTCCACGCAGTTGACGGTGAATACGTCCACACTCAGTTCAACTTAAAAACAACAACAACAAGACCGTCAAATAAATTTAAAAACGTAAATTATGCCGCACTTAACAAAGAAAATGGATGTAGGAAAAGTTTTATTCCTCGCAATAACAAACTTGTGGAAATTGATATTAGTGCTTACCATCCTAGCTTGGCTGCTCGCCTTGTTGATTATGAGTTTCCCACTAATGATATTCACGCTCATTTTGCTACCTTATATAAAGTGGATTACAAAAAATCGAAAGAACTTACTTTCAAACAGTTATATGGGGGTGTTTTCTCAAATTATAAACATTTGGAGTTCTTTCAAAAAATAGAGAAATACGTAGGAGAGATATGGCGTAAATTTGAGAGCGACGGGTTTGTAGAATGTCCGGTATCTGGATTTATATATAGAAAAGAAAATTTGGGTGAAATGAACCCACAAAAACTATTTAATTATGTTTTACAAAATTTGGAAACAAGCGTTAACTGTTTGGTTTTGTGGGATATGTTTCGTATATTGAAGGGAAAGAAAACAAAAATAATACTATATACTTATGATTCGTTTCTATTTGATGTAGATGATGATGAGGAAGATACTATGTGGTTGATTAGGGAAGTTTTTATAAAATATAAATTAAACATTAAAGAAGAAACGGGTTATGACTACGATTTTAAATAATTCTCCAAATACGTATAACACGAACTATGATGTTATAACGTCATTCCAAAACATAGGAGATTTGAACAATAAGTTATTTTGTACCTTCACAAATTTAGAGAATTTAGATTCTTTATTAGAAGAGATTACAAGCAGATACACCATTATATACAATAAAATGTTTGTCCTCGAGATCGTGGGCAAAGATGAATACGTTGTAACTTATAATGTAGACCAAGGAAATATACAAACCATTCCAGAAAACACTATATTGGTACATAGAAAAAAAGAATCCAATACTTTATACACTATAAATGCCCTTAATGAGTTAATTAAGAAGTTAAATGGTGGTGTAGTAGATACTAAATATCAAGTTGATTGGCAACATTATAGAAATTGTGTTTTACTTACACAACATAATGATTTAAACCAATTAAATACAAAAATATATAAAATAATCGAAGTATAGTTTGGTTCCCCAAAATATAGTTCGTATATTAGTTACATATAAACAGTTATAATTAAAAATAAGTTACATTATGGATTTAAATGCACTAAAGCAGAAATTGGACACCCTCCAATCAAAACCACAGGGAGGTCAAAAGACCGATTATTCACTAATTTATTGGAGACCTACAGTAGGTAAACAGCAGATCAGAATTGTACCATCAGCGTATGATGCTTCTAATCCGTTTACTGAGTTGAAGTTTTACTATGGTATTACTAATAAAGTAATGATTTCACCTACTAATTTTGGTGAAAAAGACCCAATTGCTCTATTCGCAGGGAAACTACGTGAAGGGGAGTATAATAAAGAAAATTATGTATTAGCTAAAAAGCTAGATGCCAAAAACCGTATTTTCGTTCCTGTAGTAGTACGTGGAGAAGAAGATAAAGGTGTTAGACTATGGCAGTTTGGTAAGCAAGTATATGAAGAATTATTAGCACTTGCTGTTGATGATGAAATCGGAGATTATACTGACATTGTAGGTGGTAGAGATCTTACTATTGAAACAGTAGGTCCTGAATCAACTGGTACTCCTTATAATAAATCATCAGTTAGAGTAAGATTAAAAACATCTCCACTTAGTACAGATGCTGAATTAGTAGAAAAATGGACAAACGAGCAACCAAATCCTAAAGGGGATTTATTTAAACGTTATTCATTTGAAGAAATGAAATCCGCTTTAGAAAAGTGGTTATCACCTGAAGAAGAAGAGTCTAACGTAAGTGAAAACGCGTTTCCAACACCAACCGCTGCTTCCCCTTCTACTTCTAACTTTAGTTTAGATACAGGAAATGCAAAGAAAAATAAGGCGGATGCCTTTGATTCTATGTTTAACACTGATTCTAAAACAGATGATCTTCCCTTCTAAATATGGCGAAAAAAATATCAAAGTCTCTCTCGGCAGCAGTGTCTGCCGAGATTAAGAGCAAATTTGACCTTAATAAGTTTAAATCATCTAAAGGTTTAGATAAAAATGTTAAATTTAAGGAACAAAATTGGATACCATTATCACCTGCTTTTCAAGAAATTGCTGGAGTACCTGGTATACCAATGGGGCATATTTCATTACTTAGGGGACATTCTGATACAGGTAAAACAACAGCTTTACTTGAAGCAGCAGTTTCAGCACAAAAAATGGGTGTATTACCCGTTTTTATTATTACTGAAATGAAATGGAACTGGGAACATGCCGCTCAAATGGGGTTAGAAGTTAATCTTATTAAAGATAAGGACACAGGTGAGGTTCTTGATTATGATGGTAATTTTATTTATGTTGATAGAGAAACAGTACATACTATTGAAGATGTAGCTGCCTTTATTATGGATCTACAGAACGAGCAGAAAAAAGGTAATTTACCTTATGACTTAGCATTTTTCTGGGATTCAATTGGTTCTATTCCTTGTGCCATGTCAGTTGAAAAATTAAAAAACAACAATGAGTGGAATGCGGGGGCGATGTCAACACAGTTTGGTAATACAGTTAACCAAAGTATTGTAATGTCTCGTAAAGAATCAGCACCATATACAAATACATTAATTGCTATTAACAAAGTTTGGACTGCTAAAGCAGAATCACCTATGGGGCAACCAAAGATGATGAACAAAGGTGGGATGGCTATGTGGTATGATGCAACATTTGTAGTTACATTTGGTAATGTTTCAAATGCTGGTACATCTAAGATTAAAGCAATTAAAGGTGGTAAGCAAGTTGAATGGGGTAAACGTACAAATTTACAAATTGACAAAAATCATGTTAATGGTATTCAGTCAAGGGGTAAAATTGTAATGACAACCCACGGTTTTATTCAAGATACTGATAAAGATAAGAATGCTTATAAGAAGGACCATTCGGAAGAATGGGCTAGAATCTTAGGAGGAGGAAAATTTGAAATAGTTGAAGACCAAGAAGATGTAACCCCTGTTTTGTTCGATACACAAGACTTATAAACAAAAAATCATGAAGCAAAGAGAATTATTTAGTCTCTTGGATGGTATCCAAGAAGACCAGGACGCACCTACCCCAAATAGACACGATAGAGTATTAATTTTAGATGGTTTAAATTTATTTTTTAGAAACTTTGCTATGATGAATATGGTAAATCCTGATGGGGTACATATTGGGGGATTAGGTGGGTTCTTTCGTTCTTTAGGTGCTATGATTAGACAAACAAATCCAACTTCTGTTTATGTAGTATTCGATGGGGCGGGTTCAACGGTAAACCGTAAGAACCTGCTCTCCGAGTACAAAGGAACAAGGAATTTATCTAGAATTACTAATTGGGAAGCATTTGATAATATTGAGGAAGAACACGACTCAAAAGTTGACCAAATTGTTCGCATTATTCAGTACCTAAAATTATTACCTGTTAAAACTACTATACTTGATAAAGTTGAAGCTGATGATATTATAGCAGTATTAGCTGAAAAGTTAGTAGAAAAACACGATTCAACTTGTTTTATTGTATCTAGTGATAAGGATTTTTTACAACTAGTAACTGATAAGATTATTGTGTATAGACCTATGGAAAAAGAGTATTATACCCCAAAAGTTGTAGAAGAAAAGTTCGGTTTATTACCTCATAATTTTATTTTACATAAAACATTACTAGGAGATAATTCAGATAATATTAAAGGTATTAAAGGATTAGGAGCAAAAGGTATATTTAAAAAATTCCCTGAATTAAAAACAGAAGAATTAACACTTCAAGACATCTTCGACATATCCGCTAGGAAATTCAAAGAACATATTGTATATTCACGTATAGTTCAGGAACAAGACAGAATTGAAACAAATTATAAGGTTATGGATTTAAGTACTCCTATGATCGATGATAGAGGTAAAGAATATATTGATAGTTTAATAACAGAAGATTTACCCGATTTTAATTCTGAAATGTTTATTTCATTTTATAATGAAGATAAATTAGGAGGGATGATTAGAAATTTAGAATCATGGTTAAAAGACATATTCGAAATGTTCCCAACATACAAATAATAAAATAAAAAGGTTATAGATGACATTAAATAGTATAAACCAATACGGCCACGATTTCCAGATTAAAGTGTTATCTTCATTGTTAACACATAAGGAATTCTTAGTAAACATTCATGATATAATATCTGAAGATTATTTTGAGAATCAATCTCAAAAATGGGTTATTAAAGAAATATTAAAATACTATGACAAATACCATACTACACCTTCATTAGAGGTTTTAAAAGTTGAAATACAAAAGGTAGATAATGAAGTATTAAAAATTTCATTAACGGATCAACTAAAACAGGCATATGTTTCTTCTGATGATGATTTAGAATATGTACAAGAAGAATTTACAAATTTTTGTAAAAACCAACAATTGAAGAAGGCCTTAATGTCGTCTGTGGATTTATTAAAAG